TTTCGACAATCGCTCGGAAATAAGTTTTATCCTCTAAATCATCCTCGAAATATGTCACGCCTCCATTTGTGCAAGTTATTACTTTAAATCCATCGCTTGATAAATCATAGTAACCACTCGACCTTGTGCGGACTAAATTTAAAATACTACTCACGATTTGATTTGATTGCAATTCACCTCCGGAATCAGAATCAAACGCCGTTACAACCTCCAATCTTGTAACGCATTCCGAAATAAAACTTGTGGCATTAAAATCGCTTTCGTTATTACTCACGGAAAACACCCTTATATATGGCTCAGATGCATCAGATGGCACCCTATTGTAAACCGGGACATAACTGCCGCCAATCGAAATTGCATCCGTTAAACGGGTTAAAATGGCTTTTCTGATAAAGTGTAGTGCCTCGTTCATCGTGTTAAATTATTTAATCTTCTGTCAAGTCTGTCCATTAGGCTTTTGAGTTCCACCCTAATCGATGAAAAGAAAAATGGTCTTGCATTTAAATTCGTTTTCTTCTTCAATGGATTTGCCTTGAATTGTTCGGCATAGGATTTTGGAATACCGAGTTCTAACATATCATCAAATTTCATATTTCCATCCCTTGTTCCAAATTCAATAAATGGCGAATAAAAGGTTTTTGAAAACACCCTTGCCATTTTACCCATCCTACCGAATCCGATTTGTTTCTTTAAATCAGACTTGTCATATACAACCGTTTTTTTCATCCTCGCCGCCGAGAAAGCAGCAGTATCGCCAATCTCTTTTGAAAGTCCTTCCTTAGAAAAACTTTTGAGTTGATTGAGTTTTCTGTTCAAATCATTTAAATCGCTCTGTTTGATTTTAACACTAATCAATTTTTGTGGCTTTTATGGTTGTAAAATATTTGTATCCGGATTCAAATTTGCCATTGATACGGTATTCCCCGGAAACATTTTCGACTTTCAAAAGGTCGGTGTTTAAGATCGTGTCGGCGGTTTTTTTACGAACGATCAATTCAATATCAACCTCACGCCTACGCTTTCCATTCTCTTGGCTTATGTCACCGCTTGTTTCTCTTTTATATGCCCATATAGTCGATGCAGTTGCCGTTGTGGAAGTGTAACCCCCATAAGTGTCGGCAGTCTTTGTCAATCGCCTTACTTCAACCCTTGTATCAAGTTTTCCGGCATCCATTAAATAAATACGGTTTTATATGATGACAACAAATCCATCGCACTTGTTGGGATTTCATTTACTGATTCACCAACCACAAAATCAGACCGATTGTCATAATATGTCGTTACTATTTGCAACAATGCTTGTTTGAGAAATGAATCATCAAGTCCGGTGGTAACATAAGTGATTTTGACTTCTTTTGCCGGTAATTCATTCAGTTCAATTATTTCATTGTCCAATCCTTTTGCCGAATATGTGGCGGCAGTTCCATCAACGGTTGCCGATGAAATAGATGCAACCGGGGCGAAAGGCAATGCAATTCTTGTGTTGGCGAATGGCAAATAGTAAGTTCTATTTTTTGCTACAATATCCTTTGAGATATAATTTTCCGCCACGATCCTCGCTTGGGTGATCATCTGACCGATAATCGTATCATCTGCCGTGGTGTCAATTCTTGCAAAATCCTTGACATTTGCCGTAGTAATGATTTCACTTCCGGTTGTGGAATTGATTTTCATTTGCGGTTGAAACGTAATTGGCGGATCGCTGAAATAAGTGTTTTTTGTGTAAGGCATTTATTTGGCTTTTTTAGTGGTTCGTTTTCTCGCCACTTTGTTTTCCTTCGTTTCTTTTACTTTTTTTTCCTCTTTTACCTTTTCGACAAATTCAACGCCGATTCCTTTTTTGATGTAATCCGATGCGACCTTATTATCAACATCGTAAACCTTTTCTTCCCAACGCCATCCTTCAGAGGATAAAACGCTTTTTTTCATTAATATTTTCATAATATGTTATTTCCACAAAGATAAAAAAAAAGGGCAACACTTAAATGCTACCCTTTCAAACCAAACTTACTAAAACAATTTATGAATGGGATTGAGAGTCCCTCGTAAATACAAAGTTATTAAAATTAGTTGAATATTTGCCTACAAGTGACAATCTTACTGATTGCATATTGCCAAAGTTTTTAAATATAAAAAAACCATCGTATAAAGTAACATACACGGCGAAATAGTCAACATTCCCTTTATCATAAATCCTTTTGTTGTTTTGCAATGGAACGTGAATTGTAGTTAGGTTTTCTTTTTCGGGAGTTCTAATCGTAGATTTAATTTGGATTTTAAACAAGTCAACGCCGTTGTCAACGATACAATCATATATTGATGCCGGGGAAAGTGGCATCGAAACTTGATAACCTCTTTTAATACATTCGGTTGCAAAAAGGTATTCAGAAAAACACCCTCTTTGATTATTATTCAACTTACTCGTTTAATGTAAAGGTATAAAAAAATGCCCACCAAGTGAATGGTGGACATTTCCCAACAATTATCAAACAAAAAAAACTATCTTAATTTATTTACTAATTTATTAAATTTTTTAATATTAACAATATTTTGATTTATGTTGATATGCCGGTGGATATGCATATCCTTTTTCTTACTTAGGAAATTGTCTTTTTCAGCCATATTACAATATCGATTAAAAATATTTCAATGTGAAAGTTATTCCACCAATCAATGATGGTTTCAATATGCAATAAAAAATTAGTAAAGACCCAAACTGATATAAAAAACGCCGCCAATAATATTGCAAAGGATTTTAATGCCTCAATGATGTTCTTGCGGTTTTCCTCGTTGGTAATTCTTTTCACCATTATATATTCCGGTGAATCTTGTATTCTGTATTGATTTTGATTTCTCATAATTTAAATTTTGGTTATACAATGGGGGTGTTGCCACCCCCGGTTGTTAGTGTTTTATTAGTCTTGTATTTTAATTTTATGTACATTATTAATTCTATTGCTACACTCTAACATAGTCGGCACATCTTCAATGGTTGAATTAATATCTAAAGCCTCAGATATTTTATCAAAAAGCATATCATTAATGATGTGAAAGTTTTCCATTCCATAGTTCATTTGTTTTCTTATAAAACTTGCTTGAGAAATTAACTTTGTAATTTTGTTTACTTTTTCAGTTGTTTTTAAATTTTCCATAATCTTGTTTTTAAGTTGTTTTTAAATTGTTAATTATGGTGTAAATATATATAATTTATTTTAGAATATAAAAAATATTTTACATTTATTTTCTTAAACCCAAAAAGGGCAGTCGATATGACCACCCTTTCCAAGTCAAAACTAATCGTTAGATTAAGGAGTTTCAAGTGCAGCTTTAGCAGTTGAGAACGTACCTTGTACGATAGCATTTGGAGAATAGTTTGTTAGTGCCACACGCTCTTGCGCTCTGACTGTCACGAAACCATCTCTAAAGTTGGTACTATCTTCCCTTGAAAATTCGATTCCAAGACCATCACGCACCCATAGTTGAGATGCTTGTGCCAAGTTACCAACAAGGAATTTCCCGGCAGTCACGGCGGTGTTCAATGTAATTGGAACGCCATTGATTGCGGGTTGAATGCCTTGAATGATTTGATTTTTCAAATATTCGTTGGCAGTTGATTTCAATAATACGATTTTATGGAAATCAGTAGGATTCAAAAGAATCGTGTCGGCTTGATAGTTAGCAAGTGCCAATTGGTTCAATGATGCAATAAGAACATCGAATTCATTAGCTGACTCAACCGCATCATCAAACGCACCACCTGAAGTGATAAAGGCAGTTCCATCGGTGAATAGACCATCAAGGTTTGGTGAAGAACCATCGCCATTTAGGATTTCAGTATCCTCGACAGACAATACTTTTCCGGGTACTCTTGCCGATAGGTAAGAAGATAATCCGGGAGTATCGTTCAACATTTCTTCAGTTATTCTCATAAATGTCCCGATCTTTTCAACATTCACGCTTGTGGCGGTAATGTCAAAGTCAGATTGTCCAACGGCTGAACCTTGAGCAGTTGCGGCGGCACCATCATCATAAGCAGATTCTTTAGGGAATCTAATTGTTTGAGAATCGGTGTTTCCGATAGGCAACAAAGTTCTAATGTGGACACTTCTTGAGGGATCGAATTTGAAGTCCTCAATTACAGTTTCACCGGCAACAACACCCGTGTAGGCATTAGCCATTGTCATATCACCGGCTTTGATTTCAAATCTTGCGGCGTTGGTGTTACCTTTTACAAGTGCCTCGATTGCACCATCTTTGATGGCGGCTTCGATTTGACCTCTAAAGGTTTTTGTGTTTACACCTGAAAGCGTTTTTTTGCTTTCCATTTCGATGGCATCCATTCGCTTTGTAGCGGCTTCCATCTTTTCGTTGTACTCATTAGTCAAATTCGTGATTTCGCTTTTCAGAGTTGATTCAACTTCACCTTTAGCATTATCTTGCGCTTGGTTGAAAGCCTTTTCAATCTTTGAATCTACGATGTCACCGATTTGATCTAATTGGTTTTTTACTTCCTCGTTCATATCTTATTTTTTTAGAACGTTAGACAAATAGTTAAAAATCTCGGTTGAATCCCCTTTCACGACTTCCGGCTTTGTAACCTCAATATCAGTTGGCAAAGTGGCTAAATTGGTAAAAATAGATTTCAATTTTAATATTTCCGATTCAAGTGCAAATCCAAGTTCATCGGATATGTTCCCTTTTCGGATTAATCTTGCGATATTATCATATCGCTTAATTACTTTATTTGGGTCAACGTTGCCCTTGACATCCAAAATCATTGCTTGGTCATTAGCGGCTAAAGTAACGGCAGAAACCTCATAGAGTTTCACCTCGTTAATCTCACGCCTACCATTTACCATTTCTTTTTGGATGGGTAAAATACCAACAGAGTTTTCGGTAATTACACCGGCTTTGATTAGTTCAATGACATCCATCCCCAATTGGGTCTTGGCAATCTCGGCTTCAAAGACAAGACCTTTATCATCTTCCTCCAAGTTGACCATTTTCCCGATAGGCTTATCCATATCGTGTTGGTAAAGGTACTTAACCCTTCTACCGTTTTCGGCAATGGTTTTCTTGTATGCCCCGGATTTAATTATATCATTGTCAGAATCAACGTTGTTGAACACCGAGGCGTAACCTTTTACGATTCCCGCTTTTTCATCGGCATCAATTATCTCCCCCATTGGGGATTGCTTAAATATAATATTATTCATATTGCAAAGATATTAAATTTCAACATATTCAAAACCGACCCAATCAATACGCCTTTCATCGGTCAATATATTTATTTCCCTTCTATTTCTTTTTAGTAGGATTTCTTTTGTTTTTTTCTCTCCCAACCCATAAATCAAAGGCATTAAGTCCTCAGCCTTGGGATATTGATTTAAGTATTCTTGCAAAAGTTTCTCTAAGGTCATATTTTAAATCTTTAGTTAATTCATCAATAAGTTTTAACATTTCATCATATTCCTTTGGAAAATAATGTTTGAATATTGGGTTGCCTACATATTTATTTTCGAATGAATGTGCAATAAATTCATCCGCTCTCTTTGCAGTTCTTTTCATATATGACATTTTGTGACCCCAACCAATTCTATTTGTTGTCAAACTTCCAAGCCAATCAGCAACCGCCGCATTATATTCAAAAATTTGTTCATCATCTAAATCCAAAAATATTTTTCTTTGACTATTCCGCCATTGTTTATGTTTTGAATAATAATAAGTTCGATTAAAAGCACCTTCACCACCGCCCCACTTTTCTCTCAATTCCTCACCCAAACTTGTCAATTTACCTCTTTTAATAAATTTTTCACTTTGCTTAGACATCAATTCTTTTATCTTAGGATTAATTGAACCAACGGTTCTGCCAATCCATTTGTTTTGATGGGCAACGGCGTGACCAAATTCGTGTGCCAAAATACTTGCTCTTGTTGACTTAAATCTTTTTACATCAATTACCACCTCATTGTAATAAGGACTAAACCAAGCGGAATCATCATCAGCCTTTAAAACTGTCTTTTTTAGTCCGGTTTTTCTTTTCAAAAATCCAAGATATGATTCATCCTTTACTGATCCTTCAGAAAATTCATCCCAATTTTTTGGCTTGAAAGGGTATTTTGTAACTTCTTCAGCAACCTCCCTTGTTGGCTTAGTAGCGGCAACCAATTCACCACCCTCCAAACCAACGGTTCTTGCCGCCATCCCAAATTCAAACCCCTCAAGTTGTGTTGTGGGTTGTGCATCCGGTTTTGGTATGTGAGCAACCGCACACCGGCAGTTGACAACATTTCTTGCTGATCCCCTTGGGTCACCCGGCATCATTAAAAGTTCACCGCCAACATTAAACGGCTTGTCCATATCTACGACTTGACCGTTGGTTGATCTATGTGATGCCCTTTCACGACCATCAATGGAAGTCAACCATTCTTTTTGCAGACCATCTGAGCCAAACATATCAAGAGCAGACCTTTCTGCACCAAGATTCGCCGCATAAGTTGACTCAGTTCGCACAATCCTTTCGGCTTGGTATGCAGATAGTTTATTAAACCTTGAACGTAAAATGCGACCCCTTTGGTCAGCCCCTAATGCCATAAACTCCGGGTCTTGCATAAATCGTTGTAAGTTTTTTATCACCTCCGCTTTTGCGGTGCCTTGTAATAATACAATCCTTTGACCGGCAACCTTTCTTCCCGCCTCGGCAAAACCCTCACTCCAAACATCATCAAACCCGGAAACATCTTGCCGCTTGGATATTAGGCGGTCATAAGTTTTGGCGTACCACTTAGCAAATCGTAACCCGATATTTGAATAAAGTCCAACGTATAGGTTTTCAAGTTCTTTTGACTTGAATAAATTATTGCCACCTCTTGGATTGTTGTCCAATAGAAAACCATCAATGGCGGTTTTGTACTGTTCATTGTAGTATCGTTTGAATCTCGCAACCTCGGCTTTTTCTCCAATATCGAGTTGTTGGGAAAATTCTTTTCTCCAAGTTTCCCTATCGAACATATTTTATTCGTTTTCAGAAATACGTTTTGCCCAAGATACCATCGCCGCACCACCCCAAAGGTTGTATGCAACATATCCCCGGTCTTTCCACGGCTCATCTTTATATTGTGGATCAATCTTTGCGTTGTCTTTGTGTCTTGCTAAAAAGGAGTTGACACGCCTTACGGTGTCCAACGATAATGCCTCACGACTTGCAAGTTGATTGGCTCTCTCCCATCCAACCCTTGTCCCACCTTTGACAACATCACGACCATATTTCTCTCGCCATTCCAACATTCGCTTGGCGTTGTTTGTTGC